ATTCCGCAGTTGTGTCTTTTATTTCATTCAGCTTAACCAAAGCATCATCATAATATTGATCAGCATGAACTTTTTTCCGTTCAAGATCATCAACTATTTTTTGCTGTTCAGCCTATATCGGCTCTAACCTTTTGATCTCTTTTTCCAGCAAATCTTTTGTCTTTTTTGTATTTGCCATATTATGAAGTCCTTTCCCAAAGGTAAGCCACAATATATGGTTGTACGATAGCCAGTGTTGTACTCCCCCCAGAATCAGAATCTTGTGCCGCCCCAGCGGCTTTTACGCTTTCTAATGTTTCCGGCGATTCTGTTGTGCCAGTACCGGCCAGCATCCTTCCACTTGTTGCTGAACCTAGGGCGCCCCCAGTTACGCCCCAACCCGTTACGGGGACAGAGTGCGCGTGAGAAGAATCAACCGTCTTTGCTCCCCCAGTTTCTTCTGACGTGTCAAAATCTGCATCTGCGCCATTAAGCCCAACAATTACTTTTCCGGCTCCCCAGGCTGCCCAAGTTCCAAAACCCAAAAGAGTATTCGGATTCGTTGATACGGTTGATATATAAATATGTCCGACTGGATAAACTTTGTCTTGCCATATTGCCGGCAATGCCGTTCCGCTTAACGCTTCTGCGTTTATCTTCCCTCCAGTCGTTATTTGGATAACGTCTGCATCTTCATCCTGACAATATAATTCTGCTTTTGCAGTCGCGTCTTTCGCATAGCATTGTATTTGATTTGCTATCGCCCCAGGATCCCCCGCCTGGACTTCAAACGGAATCTTTTTAGCACCTACCGCTGTTTCCCCGGTAGAAAATCCATATAGGTAAGTTAACCTCTCGGCTACGTCTGCCATAACCTCGCGGATCTCCGCAGGCCATTTACTATTTAACGTATGATCGAGTGGATCGTTTACGTCGTAATCCCTAGTGTACGAGTGGGCGAATGTAGCCATTGACACCAACAATAATAATGCTATAATAATTTTATACTTTTTCATAACAGTTCCTTTCTTGAAGGGGGTTAAAATGATTATTGTAAAATGCAAACATTGTGACAAAGAATTTAAGACGTTTCCTCAAAGAATAAAAATAGGTAAGGCGAAATTTTGTTCCAAAGAATGTTCCTATACTAATAAACGGAATAAAATCAAAAGAAACTGCCTTTATTGCGGCAGAGAATTTCTCATAAAACCAAGCCGACTTAAATACAATCTCGGAAAATATTGTTCCAAGAAATGCTACTACCTTAATTATGGAAATCTTTATAGCGAAGAAAATAGCCATAAATGGAAAGGTGACAAGGCTGGCTATTGGGCTATGCACGACTGGATTATTAGGCAAATGGGAAGGCCTAGGACTTGCGAACATTGCGGAACAACCACGGCCAAGAAATTTGAATGGGCGAATATATCCGGAAAATATAAGCGCGAAATTTCTGACTGGAAAAGACTTTGCACTAAATGTCATATTGCCTTTGATAAACATGATTAACTTTCTACTTTGTTTTGTTTTTTCTCCATGAAATCCATCCAAAAACCCTTAATGCTCGATACATAATATCTCTTTTAATAAAAAACACTTTCTTAACCTTCATTCCCTCTAAAAACTTTTTGTCTGCTATCTTCTGATTTACTTTTTCGTGATAATCATGATCATGTATAACGCTAGGCTCTGCATATTTGCCGCCCCACGGACTTCCAAAAAGACTATATACTAATTTAGGAAAGGAAGAACCATTGGCAATAAAACCTATCCCAACTCTTGTTGTGCCGTATTTCTTAGAATGATATTCAAATGGCGCAGTCAATTTCCATCGATCCTTACCCACAAATTCGCCCCTTAACGGCAAAGGGAAAGCATTCTTAATTGGCATATTCAACACATTCCTTGGGTCGCCACGGGATCCACAAATCAAGCGTGGATGTATAATCCGCTTTAGCTCCTTCTACCGCTCCGACTTTTGTTTTAATATTCTTCGCCTGACCCTTAACTGTCTTTTCATTATAAAAATGAATCGCGCACCCCTGCAAGCTCAAACACAAAACAACTATTGCAATCGTCTTTTTCATTTCGGCTCCTCTTCTTTATTTTGGTAAACTCTTCCTAAAGCTGCTTTTATTTCAAAAGAATGTTCTCCAATACGTTTATTAATTATTTCAAGAAACATTTCTTCTGTGGCTTCTTCCGGCAACCACGAAGGAATGCGCTGAATGATAAAGCCCAAAAATACCCCCATAAATTGTTGCCGTGTCATTATTTGACCCATAATTAATCATTTTTTTTTAATGCGTCGACAGATGCTTTTAATTCTCTAATCATGGCAATCAAAGTATTATATTCCTGTATGTGCAAATCTTTTCTCTGATATGTTTCATCACAATAATCGTATGTAGGTCGTTTTGAAAACGCCCATACTAAACTTACGATAGAACCTATGAAGGCAATAATACTCATACCAAAAGCTGCAATCTGCCCCATATTCATTAGTTATCCAATCGTATTTCGGGGAAATTAATTAATCCCTTTTCCACTTCGCATTTATCTTTAATGCTTCCCTTGCCCGAACCGAATCCTTTAAGAGTACATTCGTCCTCAGTTGCAGTTATTGTCATTGAACATCCAACCAAAAATAAAACGCTACATAACACTATAATATGCTTCATTTATTCTCCTTGTTTAAATACTCCTCTGGTTTATCTAAAATAAATCCGTCGCATTTAGTGCATCGCCAAATTGAATGACCCTCCTCAAGTGTTACTTCTTCTTTACAGTGTGGGCATTGTTTCTTTATCATAAATATACCACGTTCCTTTATCCCCATACGCACGCTGAACTCTCCAATGGTCTATGGGATATCCTGTAAGACTTATAATATCGGCATCATAAATCTTCCCATCCTTAACCATAAAAGCGTGTGTCTTATTGCAATAAACTTCTCCACCCATTAACTTAACAAATAACTGCGCCTTGCGTAAACATTTCTTTTTCCTCGGCTCTAACCTGTTTATCAATCGTGCGTATCGTGTGTGAACAGGAGTAGTGCACCCTGACAGCAGTACACCCATTCCTATTGCGAGCAGGATTACCCAGATGAATCGGGTTTTGTAGAGCAATGATTTCATTATTGACTTTCCCTTAAATTTATGTTAATCTATTAACGCTAATAAGGATGCGGATTTTCTATGTAAACTCTGGACAGTTAGTAGGTGTTAAAATACTCCGTATTTTTATTAGCCACCGAAAGCTGTCCGTTAATTTTGGAGGTTATTATGAAATATTTATTTTTAATCATTATTGTATTACTCGTTTGTATTGGTTGTTCAAAGCCAAAAGAAAAACCTTATGTTAAAATATCTGAAAATGGTAAATTTGCGTCTACAAACCTTGAACCCGAAGAAATTGATATTATTTTTGAGCCATCACGCAAACCAACTTCTGTTTTTGATAACCCTGAATTAGCAGTCTATCCAGCCGAACCCGACAACTTAAATTATTTTACCTTTGAGTATAATAAAGACGAAAATTCCTTCTTTTCATTAACAAAAAAAATATATTGTTCCGACAATCCTTTTGCCAAAGAGCTAGTTGATAAATATGTAATAACTTCAAATAATATTAAATGCCCAATTTAATTTTTACAGCTTTAGTAATGGCAGTCTTTAAACTATCACCATCTCGTATTCTAGTATGTAGATATGCGTAAAAATCAGAAAATTCTGTTGAGAGTTCTATCTCGACGGTACTTTCATCTTCCTTTACATTCATAAATACAACATCAAACTCCTCGCCAACTGGGTCGCCGTTGGCATCTACTTTTCGATATGTAATAATAGCTGTTTCTGTATATCTTAATATCTTAAACGTATCTAAAGCCCATCCAGCAACATTTTCTCTTACCTCTACTTGAGATATATCCCCATCCGCCCCCCAACAATTCCCTACTAATAACACTATTAATCCGATTGTTAATATAAATTTTTTCATTGCGTTTCTTCCTTTTCTTGATTATACAAAAACCACCAAATACAATGTTGTACAAACATCCCCAAAATAAAAGCTAATAATATATTCATTTCTTCTCCTTTGTTGGTTTACATCGCCCCGCCTGTTTTATATCTTACACCCCTTAATCTAATCCCATGAAGATATGCAAAGTCTCCTAATGTATCTCCTACGTCATTCCCATCTCGGTATATTGCAAACCTTACAGCTTTATCTCCTGTATCAAAATCTACTGTCGGTATATTAATTGTGCTGTGAACTAATCCTTTTGATGTTCCTGAACTTGTAACAATATCGGATTCGGTTCCGTCAAGCGTAGTAGAATCCATTACTCCACCTTCGGCAAAAAGTTGATACCTAACTTCCCAATCGCAATTTCCGGAAATGGTTGGACTATCCCATAACAATATAACCTGTAAATCTTCCGCCACATCCCAGAAACCTGGTATGCTTACCTGCACGTGAATATGCTCTGCATCTTGGTCATCCGCAAAAGAGTATGCTGTGCCAATTCCCCTATTAACTAAAGTGGCTTTATTCGTTGTCGGTTCTTTGAAGTTGGATGTATCTAACCATATCCCCTGCCAATATCGAGCGTTACCGTGGAAGGTTTGGACGCCTTCACCGGTCATTCTAACTTCGTTTGTTCCATCACCTACATCAAATGAACCATTTATTTGTATATGGTCTGCACTAAAATCCCCATAGATTAATGGTGTTGCGGTGTCGGTGTTGTCTATCCATAAAGTGTCTGATACTGTTGTTTGTCCTTCTCCAGCCATATAACCTAGAAATATATTAGCTGAACCAGTAACATCTTCTCCTGCCTGGTAGCCAATAGCAACATTGTTACTATCTGTTCCGTATCTTAAAGCATAAGTTCCAATTCCTATGTTTTTAGATATTCCTACACCCGTATTGAGCGTTCCATACCCAATACCAACATTATCGCTACCAGTAATATTTGTTCCAGAGTATGTTCCAAGCAAGAAATTATTATTACCACCTGTTATAGCATCACCAGCAGTAACTCCTAAAAGCACATTATGGCTTCCCGTGTCTATTAGTTTTCCCGCCGCCCATCCTAAACATATATTATTATCACCAGATGTAATATTTATTCCAGCTTCATTTCCCATCGTCGTATTTTTTATTCCATTAGATTCAATGTCCTCCCCTGCCAATTCACCAATAAATATATTATCACCACTACTACCCGCAGTTGACCGCATAACAAGATTTTCAAATTGGTCAAAAAAGATACTTGAACTCATATCTCCATCACCTGCGGTTTTTCTATGCAATACAAGAGCCTTTCCGTTAACTGCATCTCCCACATCAGTATCTTCAAATAGAGTAACATCACCAACCGAATTAGGATTGAGCTTTATATCCCCCGCCCCACTAGCTATATTCCCATCTGCTTGGTCTTGCCAAAAGCATAAAGTATCAGAATTATTTGTCGTGTCATCTGAATAGGCACAAATTTTATGGTCTGTTCCAGCCGCAGGAAGAACCCTATTCCCCTCACCAAATCTTGCACCTACAAATAAATCATAATTATGGTCTACCCCTGTTACTCCTGTTGTACTTGACTTTAATATAGAATTAGCAACACTCTCATAATCTGAGGTTTCATCTTCATCATTACTCCCCCCAGTCCCGCCAAGCGTCACAACACCTGAAGCTGTTGCGTTAGCTAGAATAGAAGCATTAGACATTTCTAATCCCGGCACCCAACTCATCACTCCGCCTGTCGTTGAAACTAAAGGTTGACCGCTCGTTAATGGTAAGGCTGCAGGGAAAGTATAAGCCGTATCCCCCGCTAATGCTGGTACGGTGAAAGTTGCTTTGTTTGTGCCGTCGTCGGTGTCTTCGTAGATAGCCAAAACCCCTGCGGTTGTGGCTCCGTTCCCTATATCTACAGCAGCAGCTTTTAATTTTAAAGCACCACTTCCAGTTTCTATAAGTCCATGCGTTATTGGAAAAGCAAAACTCATCCATTCATCATTAGCAATATCGGGATTAGTTACACTTTGAATATATAATGTTGGATTTGCTTGAACTGCATGGTCATGATTTTTTGTTACATTATTAGCATCTATAATTTGTATTACTTTACTGCCAACGGAAGCGTACATTCTCGCTTGGTAACCATCACCTGCAAAATATATGGGATTACTACTCCCAATTTGTGCACGTGCAGCATCAAGAAGGTCATTAACTTCAACATCTTCAAAATAACCTAGTTTATCTGTATAAATACCAAAAACTCCTTCCGTATCTATAACTAACGCTGCTTCCTCCTTTTCATTTGCTGTCGTACCCGTCCTATCATCATTAATCCATATCAATCCAGTAGGGTCGCCTGATACCCATTCAGTCCCCGTTGCACTTGATTGGTTAATCTGCCATTGGTCTGTTGCTACGCTCATATCAGAATGAAGGGGCCCTGTCAATGGATTGTTGGTTGTATCTAACCGAAGAAACGAAGTCTCTCCCTCCTCCATCCATCCGCCTGAAAAGAAAACCCACATAATAAGGTCAAGTAAATCCCATACCATCCACCCATCTTCCGGTTCTGATTCTACCCATACAGTTCCATCCCACTCATAAACATAGTCTATTGTCCAACCATTGGCAGTTGCATCGGCTCCATATCTATCACCAATAGCAGGATCTGCCGGTAATCCACCCGTAGGGTCAAACCATTCTATTATAGGCGGAATCACCCATCCCTCACCGCCTGTATCTAAAGAAAAATAGGATCCATTGTCTATTAATGTGTCATCTGTAACGCGGAGGGGTTTACACTTCTTGTTTTGAACAGTTTGATCTTCGGTTTCAATCCCAATGCAGAAATCAGGCTTGGAGGTATGCGGATTTGTCATTTTGCCTCTTATCTCGGCAAAAGAAGGCGTGGTCATTAAGACAAGCAAACAAAATAACCCCGCCCTACTTAAATGTTTCGTAAAATGTGTCATAGTCTAAAGCCTCTCTTGCCGTCCAGTTTGTATCAGAATCAATTGATCCTTTTATGAATCTGATGGCTTTCACATTATCATCATCACTGACGGAAACATCTTCTCTCATAATGTACCATCCACCATAACGATCTAAATACAAAGTATATGTGATATCACTATCCGAAGAATTAACATCTTGATCCGAATATTGAAATCCTTTTATTTGCACGAAAAAATGGCTATTGTCATTTGTCGTCCCGCCCATTAGAGATCAATGCCTTTCTTCTTCAATTCTACTGTGATGCTTGACATAATCTTATCCTTATACTCTTTCTTATCTTCGTCCAGGGCCTTCTCTGCCTTTTTGACTTTATCATCTGCATCTTTTACTTCTACCCTATAATCATCAACCTCTTTCAACATGGCTTCCTTATCTCTTGCAACTTGATCGCGGTCTGCAGAGATCTGCAACCTATCGGCTTTGTTTTGCGCCTGGATGTCCTTCACTTCCTGGCGACACAAATCAGCCGTTTCGATGTCCTTGTATTTCTTTTCAAGAACAGCTAACGCCTTGATCCTAGATTCTAAATCAGCGGCGGCCTCCTTATTCGCTTGGGTCTTTATCGTGTTTTCAGCGATCACTTTACCCATCTTTTCATGTCTTAATAACATTTGATCATATAGATCTGTCAATTTTCTTGCTATCTCTTTCATTTTTTTATCCCCCGTTTTGGTTTCTTCATTAATTATCTACTTGATAAACTAAATACACCGTCACTTCTGAATCAGCGTCCGGATCGAATTTAAAACGCATATAAACCGCAACTCTAGTTGTATACACAATATATTCCGTTGTGTTCCCGATGGCTGTAACGATATCTCCTTCGATCGTTGTTGTCCCTGCCATAGCTGTTGTATATGCCGAATACCAATTCGTGCCATCAATAGAATATTGCGCGCTAATATCAACGTCGCCACCATCGCCGGCCTTATCTTCGGTCACCAGCAATGCCGCCGTTAATCCAGCATTGTCTTTGATCAAAATTGTTTCACTATATACGGCCGTTGCATTCGTAAGATCATAATTTTCCATTGCCGTTCCAGCCGCGTCAGCAAGCAATCGCTGCGTGGCCACTACCTTTGCATCAGCTAGCGGGCAAAAAATCAGCACCGCTATTAAAACTAATGACACAACACTTAAAAATTTTTTCATCTTAAAATCCTCCTATTGTAGAGTTTGATCCCTCAACATATCCACCCATTTCCTGTACTTCATAATCTGCTTTTAATTCAAAAATAATCTTTTCCCCGTCCCGCTGATGATCAGCCTTAGATTGCCTATCTTTTTCATAATCACCAAAATAAACCATCTTAGTAAAATGCTTCACGGCTTCCAATAAACTATCATCACCAAAGAACGTGTCATCTACCGCTACCGCGGAAACCTCTTTAAAATATTCAATCCCGATCGTATATTCTTTGTCGGCTTTGCGATTAAATTCCATCGTTTTATTATAAATTCGGTATACTCGCGGATTCCCGCTTGCATTCGGGCTGAATATATCATTAAATTGTCTATTTGAATTTGGTTGCCAAATAAGTTCGCGCTTACTTTCAGAAGTTACCCACCACACAGCCCTTTCCTTAATAAAGCCAGGATTTAATGCGGATAGATCTATACTAAAATCTCCCGCTGATAGCGTGCTTGTTCCAAGCGTAAGAAAAAGCCGGCTTCGCATGAAAACCGGTATATGTCTAATGCCCGCCTTCATAAAACCAAGCATTTTCGTTTTAAATGCGGCATCGGTTGTGTCGCCCCCGACTTCGCTTATAAGTTCATTCAGTACCTCGTCAATGGTAAGCGTCATAACATCCCCCGATAGTTAGCGGGCGGCTAGGGGCCGGATAACCCATGCACCGCCCTAGCCAGTCCCAATAATAAAAGAAGCAAAAGTTATCGGGCGGCCTAGCTGATGGCCTTTACCTGTGCCTTCAATTCTTTCACGGATTCTTTTAAAGATTTATTTTCCTTAAGCAACCCCTCATTTTCTGCCTTAACTGCAGCCTCCTCTTCGCCGGATCCCTTTCCGCTTTTTTTAGCTATGACCACTTCTGCCTTAAGATCTTCAATCTCTTTCTCGAGTTCTTTGATCTTGACAAGCGCAGCCTTCGCGGTTTTAAAAACATCTTCTGTTTTTGACTGCTTGAAGGTGTTTGGATTCTTCATGAGGATATGGCGCTCAACAGCAGGAATAAGATCACTGGAAACCCCGAAATCGCGGACATCTAAATCTTGACCAGGTTTAACGACAATCGGTATTTGATTATAAACAATCTCGACCTCTCCTTCATCTTTTTTAGTGATATCATCTATCTTTTTATTTTTGGTATTTGTAAGCATGATTCTCCCCTTCTCCTTTTTGTTAATAAAAATTAATCATAAACCATTAAATTTCTAATAGTATTATTCCAACTTGCAAAAAACTTCTTTTTGAAATCGCACACTTTTTCCTTTAATAGCCTAGGTACATAATTCAATAAAAAACAAGATAAGCAATAAGTCGCAAACCCGGATTTAAAAATATATTTCCTTCCCGGCTTGCCCCTTGTGTGGCATAAATAGCATGCGTCCACACCGCACCCAGTATATCCTGGCTGATCGCATTGTCTGGAAGTGCTGAAACCAACTGACACAGGTTTCTTCCAAGCCCAATTTGCCGCTGACAAGCATACAGCCTTAAGATCATTGTCGGAAGATTTCTTCCGGCTAACCCTATCGACCTTTGCCGTATTTAGCAAATCAACCCCAGCTTGTTCATATTGTGCATTTTTCATTTCAATTTAGGGGGTTGGTTACAAAATACCAACCCCCTACCTCTATGCTAACCCAAAAGAAAACTAGGCAGTTTTATTTGACAATCTTGACTGGCTATTGAATCTAAGGCCGACAAGGTTGTAGTAATACTTAAGAGTACCTTCCCAAACGGTTCGATTGCTTGCTGATCGTGTCAAAACTCCACCATGAGCATCAGCCTCTAACCATTCCATCGGTGTAGACATTTCGCCGATAGTTAATGAAGGAAGGTGAACAAACTGAACAACGCCTGTCCATGTGTCCGGGTCAAAAATTACCGGAACGCCATCCATGAAATCTAGGCCCGACCATCCACCACCAAGAACAGGATGCGGCGTATTACTTCGTTTCATAGATGTCAGCAATGTACCATAGGCTTTATACATCGTTTCGCCCATGAGAATTGCCCCTGTTTTTGCTGAGAATCCGTTTTTCTTTGCGCGGAGATACATGGTAATCATATCGGATTCTGTCAACGATTCCGCGGTATCTTCGACATTAGCTTTTAAGATTGGATAACTTCCGCGAGCCAATCCTTGAATTGTTGCTACGTTGTCGCCATCATCGATGATCCCGGAAATACCCATTGCTTCCGCATCACTGGCTTTTGTGATAACATCATCGTTTTCCCACGTTGAACTAGCGATCGTTACGGTTGTTGCTGAATCAACGGTTGTGATCAATACGGCCAATGTATCACCAATATCGATATACATCCCATCCGCCAGGTATTCCGTTGCATCCCCGCCGTTAGGATTACCATCAACGACTAATGCTGTACCAGGTGAAGCGGCGTTGTTCGCAAGACACAACTTGCCCGTACCCGCTCCATGCAGGGTGCGGTTGATATCCATACGGAAATCATCTTTAAGAGCCATGATTTCAGTAGCCAAAATTGCAGCGATAGCCTTTGGCCCGACCTTATCCGCAGCCGAAAGAGCCTGATCGGAAAATTCAACCGTCCCGAACGAATAACGCACGGGTGCAACTGGTTGAATATACTTCGCTTTTCCAGTATAAGGCGCGGTGCCTTCTGCAACTGAATAGATACCGGAATGACGTCCTGATCTTGCCGCAATATATATGTTGTTATTCATGATCGTAACACCAACATTTTTCTTAACCTGATCATACAGGATCGATTCACGCCTCAACTGCGGCACAACTTGAGGCTTGATGATTTTTTTAAGTAATGCAGACAAGTCGGTAATCTGTACTACTCCGCGTTTATTATCAAGCATCCGCGGCATTCTAAATATATTTTTAAACATTATTATCCCTTCCGTTAACTAGAATCCCTAGTTTTTATTTCGGAAGCATATCCTCAACTGTTTTTGATAAATCCTCAAGATTCATTTCGTTTTCTGCTTCCGGTGCTTCTTCCTCATCCTTCTTTACTTCAACCTTCTTAGTGCCTTTCCTTACGGCATAAGCCTGCTCAATCGCTTCGCGCTTCTTAACAAGCACTTCATAAGAAGTCTTTGCGCTATCCGCGATAAGTGCTTTAAACTTTTCATCCGTAATGCTCTCGCCTTGTTTAAGGCCGAGATCGGCAAAAGCCTTTGCAACTCTCGCACGAACCAAAGAATCAAATTCCTCAGCTTCGGTATCGATTACAAACTTATATCCGTCCTCTTTGTCCTTATTAGTCAAAGTCGCGAGTTCTTCCTTAAATAAAGCGGCAACTCGCTTGACTTCGTCCTTGTATTCGGTTGTTTTTGTTGCATCTGCAGCTGCTTGCTGCTTTGTTTCAAATCCGTCAAACTTCTTTGTAACTTCGTCCAATTTCGATAATGCTTTGTTCATCTGCCCCTTCATAGCCTTCATCGAAGCAATGCTCCCCTTTATAGCATCAGCTTGCGCGCTGTCCTCGTCAATATCGCCATCATCTAATAATTTTTGCATCTTTGCGATCTCCGCATCGATTTCATCAACCTTTTCATCGATTACTTCTTCTTTCGCTTCAATAGCCCCTAGAATCTTTGTCGCAAATTCACCGTTGAATTTATCATCCGCACCAAAGGATCCGGTGATTACCGCCTTGATCAACTTTCCGAAATCAGGAAACTCTTTTATGTATTTGTTCATACTGATACCTGATCCGATTATTTCATTATTATCTTGCAGCCATTTAAGCGTTTCTTTCGCTTCCTTGACAGTGATCTTTCTGGACTTATCTTTCCCGTAATCGAAGTCGAGATCCATGTTTTCGAGTTTTTCAATGATATCCTTTCTTTTCTCATCACCTGAGAAGCCCGTAGCTCGACGATTTTTGCCCTTGTAACCCTCTATGTCTATTAGATCCTCATCCTTTTCTTCCTTTTTTGCTGGTTCTTCCTTTTTCTTCGCCGGCGCTTCTTCTTCCTCCTCCGGTGCTTTCGGAACTCCATCTGTGTTCTCTGCCGTTGGCATTTGCTGATTTAATGCTGCTTCAAGAGGATTGATCCCCTCATCCTGGTTTGCTTCGTCACCCGTTTCACCCCTATTGTTTAATAAAAACTTCCATCCTTTGAATATTACTTTCATTATCCGACCCCTTGTGGTTGCGCCGCTGCTGGCAATGCCCCGCCCTGTTGTGCCGCGGCTTGTTGTTCTAATAATAAATAATCCCCGTGTTGCCTTGCTAAGTCATTTATCGCTGCTCTTTTTTGTTCATCCAGCTTTGCATATGTACTGCCTTTTCGGAAATCGTTGATCACTTTTAAACGTATCGTGTGATCTTCCCACGGTTCGGCAATAACAATCCCGTTGTCCTCAATAATGTTTAGCAGATCATTCTTTGCGCCTATTTCATCAAGCGTTTTATAAATGCCTTCGACATCTGCAAACTCTAACAACTCTTTTGCTCTCGCCTGGCTAATATACCCACGGTCAGCAAGATTCATAATAAACGCCTGGCGTGCTTCTTTTCCAGCCGGCAAGCTGGATCCAAGTCGGATCTCGATCTTCTTTTGTCCCATCAAATCGGATCCTATAAATGACTTCATTTCGTATGCAAGATCTTCGCCGGATATATCAAGCAATCGTCTTTCCTGATATCGTGCTACCATAATATCAAGCACAGTTTCAGTAAAATATCCAAGTTTCCTTTCTTGCATAACTAATTCAGGCGCTATTTGTGTCATATCGTTTTCACTTAACGCATCGATCCCTACGCCTGACTTAACGCCTTTTGGTGTTCTTCCGATTGACGTATCATGACTAGACATAACATCTTCCATATCGCGCCGGATCCGTTCAATCTCTTTAAAAAAATACGCCGGTATACTCGCGCCGTTTTCCATCGTCGGCCTAAAACCTAACGAATGATATACAATTTGCCCGACCTGATCATCATATTTGGCTGATAGATTTGCCCCCCTAGGAGCCAAAACCTTTCCAGTAAGATTTCTCTTATACTGCGAAATCCTTGTTAATGTTTCGTTGTAATCTCTTTGAGAATCTATGGCTTGCTCAATGGCTCCCTGGCCTAAAGGTGAAAAACCTAGATCTTGATAAAGTATTTGCACTGGCGGCAATCTCTTTTTATATTCAGGCGGCAAAATATCATCACGCAAAATTGTTTCACCGCCGACTGAAATAAGCCGACCCTCCGGATAATCTTTTGTAGGTAAACAATACTTGTCATAAACGTATACGCCCTCTTTTTTTTCTTCTTGCATCGCCCCCTCTAAAATCATAAGGATCCGCGATTCGATCAAATCATCATTTTGTGGCTCTGGATCTACATCTTTGTCAAATTCATAAAATACCTGCTCCGGTGATATATGCCTTCGATGTATTACCCACCGCCCAAAACGATCCCGAAATATATTAAGCGGGCTTTCAACTCGAACTTCGACTGCTCCGACTTCCGCTTCTGTAATCGATCCTGTGACATCGTTATACATAAAATCCAATGCCTTCGGATTAAAGACAGGAATTAAATACCCACCGCCAAGTGTAAGCTGATAAGTATTAAGTTTCAATAAAACCATTTGCATCCCGGAAAGGCCATTCTCTGTCCAGGGATTGCTTCGGTTGCAATTTTGCCAAAAATGCTCTGCAACTTCTTTGCTCACCCTGGCAGCATCGCGATCGCTTTCCTGGGATGTTGTCGGCTTCGCATGTATATTTGCTTGCTGGCGTTGCAATCTTGCCAACAACGATCTATATAAAGGAAGAATGTAATTACTTGTACGCTGGATCTTGTTTCTGTTGCTCCGTGCTTCGAGATCTGCCGCTATGGTATCAATTAATTCATTACTAAAATGATTTTTGCTTATAGTATGATAATGCCGGCCATATAAAAATAAAACATTCTGCATGGCTTGACGTTTATACATCTGACGCCCATTATCATGCTTAGTGATCTCTTGCTTTATTCCGGATATTAAATCCTTACCTTGCATGTCTGCAATGTTTTTTTCAGGCATAACCGTCCTTATTTTTTAAGACCTTCCTCGATCGCATCTTGAAGATCCATATTTTCTTTTTTCTTCGGTTTGAATCCTGGTGCAAAGTCGATTGATCTTATTTCAAAATTAAGATCTGTGCCTTCCTCCACATCCTTGTTTTCCTTGTTGTCTTTCCTGATATGTTTAGTAGCTGATTTGATCCGGATCATAGCCTTAATCTCAATATCCTTGTCCATTTCTAACGAATCAACATCAAGATTTTCAATGTCATCGATATAGGATGAAGGATAATACTTCTCTTTCTTCTTGGGGTTTGCCACTTCTACTCCGCAATCCTCATAACTGTCCCGCATCTTCCCTAAATCTATCATTGACATAATGCTTTCCTTTGTTATTCATCTTCGGGAATTATATCATCGGTTGCATCATTCTCAACCGGCTTCGGCGCTATCTGCGTCAGCACCCGATCAACCAATTCCCTTAGATGCTTATTTTCACTTTTCAATGCTTCACAGCATTTACATTTTGATATACCAAACATTTTCCGGCCCCCCATTAATTGGTCAATCTAGTTTATTGTTGCGCCATTGTTTCCAGCCACAACCCAACCAACAGTATCATCTTGATATAACAAGGTAATACTATCTTTTACATCTGACAACGTAAAAGATGTGAACCCTGATTTTGTCACTGGCGTAATGTCAACAGTACCGTCATTATCAGCAGTCAAAATAAACGTGACCATTCTTCCAGGATAACCATTTTCAAAACTAGCATCAGATATACCATTACCCAAAACACTTTCAAAAAGAATTGTTCTGTTAGCCGCAACCAAATCATGAGCGCCGCTAGTTGTAATCGTTTCCGTTTCTCTGTTTAGGATCCCGCGAAGCCTTGTTCCCAATCCCATCTTACGCAAGCCTGGTGTCGCGCCGTCTATTTCTTCGACGCCCTGATCTTCCATTGTTTCCGTACTTGTCGCTAATTCTGCATAAACTTGTGGTGCAAATAATAGCGCAACCCCTAACAGCAAGACCAGCATTAACTTCATATTAATTTTCATCGTTCATTCTCCCTTTTGAGTATGTTGGTTTATATGTAGAAAACGGGCATCTTTCGCATGCGAAACGAAAAAATGCCCGTTAAATTTTATTATCACCACCGGCCTAGCAGCAACAATTACAAAGTTTATTTACATTTGTGATCCTCTATCCATCTTTTATAAAATGTTCTCCATCTTCCATCGATATATTATCTATAACATGATCACCTAGGCTTTGTAAAGGATTATTTTGTTTCTTTCTTTTTATGTCCATTTTTACTCTTTTCCAAAAAAAGTCATCATGGCTAATTTCTTTAGGTTGTACGACGGGTATTTCCGGTCTTGACATAATTGCATACCTACATTCATCCGGTGCGTGATCTTCACAATTCGTGTCAACATCTTCAGGCCTGCTTGTTGAATGAATTAAAGTCGGCAAAGTCCGCAACAAATTCCTGCAATTCTCCGTAATCTTCCAATTCGCATCATCTTCGCCATGCTGATTGACAAAAGGCTTCAAATATTCGTGCATCCTTGTCCACCCGACCACACGTCGGTTGTCACCCAACAACACCGGGCATACGTCCTGCAACTCTCTGCGAAGAATATCAAATCCGGATTCACCCTTCATGTCGCCGTCTTTCATCGGTTCTTTTTGATGATGTGACTTATCCCCCTGGATTGCCGGATCACATACCAGGTAATCGATCACTTCCCCAGGCTCGATCGCCGCCTTAAATTCTTCCGATACGGTCATGTAATCCATGCCAGCTTTGTAGATCTCTTTATATGTTCTTAGCTTCCCCTCTGGAAGTACAGCATGAAAATGGATCGATGTCGGCTTCGCGAATCCATAATCAAGCGATGCAAACCTTGTCAACGGTAGCATGGACACAACTTCTTTAAAATCTGAATACGGTATCTTATGCAGCGCTCGCGTAAACTCGCTGAAATACTGACCTTCAAACGCATCCCAATCACCTTCCAAAAACGCCAAGCGTAATGCTTTTGGTAAATTTTTCAATACATTTAAGTATTCCGGATCTGCATTAAGTAAGGCTGGATTGTCATATACCCTGGCAAATACAAACGCCCTAGACTGCGCGCCTGGTGTTCCTTGCGGCACCTCGGTATCTTCTTCATTGATACGCTTGAAATACTTGACGCCCCCGTTTGGATCCAAGTTATCAATAAATTTGGACTTCACCCAAGCATGACCAATATTCCCAGGATTAGCTGTGCATCTTATATAACATCGCAAGGTAGGATCTGATGTCCTGTTCGCGCCTTTAATAAAATCATACATCGATTCAGTAAATTCTTCAATCTGATCAAAGCCTATAAATTGATATTCCTTGCCCTGATGATTGCTTTTATCCGTTTCATGCTGACAATGAAAAAAATGGATCTTTGCCCCGGAAGGAAATGTCCACGTTTTCTTTTGCTCATTCCACTTAGCCATGCGGCTAAACCATCGATGTGATCTATCTATAATCTCGCCTAGCCTTGTGATCTCCCGCCTAAACAACGCAGCGCGATAACGCGGATTATCTATCTGCCTTGATGATTCAGCCAATAAAGCATCTGTCTTGCCCCCGCCCTTCGCCCCGCCATACAACGCCTCATACACATATAATTGCAAAAATAGCAACTGCCGGGGCTGCGGCTCCCAATACTCCGATTCTTCTTTTAATTGTTCAATTTCAGGATTGTTCACCTTAAATTCTTTCCTTTTTCAAGGGTATTCGTAATAACCGCATGATCTTTACATATTTGAACCGAAGGCAAACAACCGAGTTCAAACCCATCCCTGCACAAACTTAAACAAAAATAATCGTTTTCCTCATTTACATGGATTGATATATCACCATGTTTTCCGCAAATTCTTACTGTTCTGCCTTTAATAATTACTTCCACAATAATCCTTCCTTTCTCTTGCATCCGGATTCTCTTGCAAGTAATGAGAGTTTTCCGGAAATACTTTGTCGAATAACCACATCATAAATTTATGGAATAGATTCATGGCTTACCTTTCGTTGGACTGCATCATTGATATCGCAGCATTTTTTATTTCTGTTAATGATAACCCACGTAAATTACATAAATAATAACAAGCTAAGCTACCTTTGCCTCCGTGATAACCTTTGCAGTTTCTATTTGGACAACTATTTCTTAAACATTTTTCAAATTCTTCCCTTGAAGAAAATCTATACTTCATAGCTTACCTTTCGTTGGGGTGCTCAACTTCTAATGCTTCTAAAACTTCATCAACAATAAAATCTGTGGCTGTTGCCATAAAGAATGATGTCATTGTTTTAATAAGAGTTGCCAGATATGGTACATATGCCTTGGGTCTAGTGGTTTTGGTAACTTTATCAATTTTCGTATGTTCTTCTGTTGGTAAAACCATTCGACATAAATACTCATCTTCATTCCCGAATATTGATGCTTCAACCATTTTATTGTGTAATCTTCTTCTGAAATCTTTTTGATACAACTTGTGCAACAATTCTTTTTTTTTGTCATCTTTCATTCTTTCCCCCTATTTTGGGTTGTTAAACTCTTCCAGTTTTTTGGTTAGGGTTGCGATTCGTTCAAATTTCCAATTTTACATGGGTAAATGTCTATTTTCTTTCAAACACTCCACTACTTCCTCTAATTTTTCCATTTTGTCAGGAGAAATGCTTGAAATACACAAATCAACGAAATCTTTAACAATTTTTCTTTCTAACACCTTTTCTTCATAACAACCTAAACACAAATCATTAATTAAAATTGTTGCAAATTTAGCGTTTTTGCATTTTATACAATCTTCAGTATTTGCTTGTATTGTTAAATAATTTCCTACTCGTTTTATAATTCTTGTTTCTTCCATTTTTATCTCCTTTGTGGTGGTTTATTTTAAAATATATACCCAGCTCTGATTTCTCAAGGACTTCACAACTGTTTTTCCCTAAAGCAAAAAGAACAATTCCCGTTGTGGGACACCCGCCCCTTTTATTTAAGCTTTCATAAAATCTTGTTTTGCCTTTTGGAAAGCAAATGGCATCCATCTGTGGTATATATTTATGAAAACCCTCTGATGATGTTAAAGCTGTAATTAATCCTATCCCATTCCCATGATCTATAAATTTTTTTATCCAGGGGAAATAACCGTTTCTCCCGCCGAAAGGCGGATTCATCCAAACACTTCCATACCATTCTCTTTCTAGTCCTCTTTCGTGATATTTCGTTCTAGCTGGTACAAATATTTCTGTTGCTGGATGGCATGGATCCAAATCAAACTCTGTCCCTAATGCTTCAAATATTTCTGGTGGCGTATACCATTCGTCTTTTCCCATTTTCTCCCCCTATTTTGGGTTGTTAAACTCCTCCAGTTTTTTGGTTAAGGTATCAAATTTATCTCCATATTCTTTGAACTTTTCAACATCAGAATAATATCGTGTTGAATCATCCCAACCTTCAATCCAAGCCTTAAGAACCTCTGCCTCTATCTTGTCAATAACATGTTGTAAGTTATCATTTTCAGGTAAAAATATATGTTGCCTAATAAATAATATTATCTCCTTCGCAATATCTTTCATGCCACAACCTCTCCTTTGTACCCCGAGGGGTTAACCAATTATACTTCTTTCTAAGTATTTTTGTTTTTGTGCTTCATCATATATCTCAAAGAATAAAGCCATTGGAAGCCCGACGCCATGCCTTTTGTATAATTCGTTATTCACTTTTATTTTATGCCAATCAATTTTTTCTTTCTTCATTTAATTCCTCCAGTTTTTTGGTTAGGGTTGCGATTCGTTCCTTATGATACTCTTTTGCAGGGCTTTCTTGCATGTCAACCAATACTTTTTCCATGCCATCTATCCTCGCCCTCAGAACCTCTCGTTCGTGGTAGGCTTGCCATTTATCATGTAATAAACAAATATCACATAAACCATTACATATGCATTTTTGCTTCTCTGGCTTTTCCATCTTCACTCCCTTATCTTTATGATTTCTTTGGTTGCTATTGCTTCTTTCATAATATTTTCAAAAACAGGAGCTATCATCCAATCTCCGCAATATTCTTCATGATTTTTTTTACACCAAACATCTACTCTTTTACAAAAATATGTTGTCAATTCATTAACAGGAACATCAACCTCGCACAACTCAGGAGCTATCTCTAAGATTTTATCCATTAAATCATTTACTCTTTTATCTAAGATACCAATGCTTCTTAAACCTATTTGTTGTTTATATAAAAAGCTTTCTTCTATCACTTCCCTCAATCGTTCTTTCGCGGTCATAACTCATACCCCCCTGTCTCAATCTCCAAAGCAAGTGTCTCTATCTTATCCTCAATATCCTGTAATTCTTGCTCAATCTTTACTTTATCAACATTATGTTTATCTGCCTCATCAACATATTTCATAGTTATATCCAAAATTTCTTTTAAACTTTCAGTTAGCATTTCTCTATTCCCCCCTTTCCTCCCGCTCTAAACATCGATCGTATTTATCTTTGGCTCAATAAGCACATGTGGCAATAATATAATGAACGGAATTGCCTTGCCTTCTAAGTCCCCTAGTGTATCATCCGTATAATCTCCAAAAACTTTCAATAAATCTTTCCGTGCTGAATCCTGGGCTGGCCAATCCGGCACCATCTTGCCCCTGATCTTCCCGCCCTTGACTATAATTTCACCCGACTTCTTCGCATCTAACTGCCTTGATAATTGCTTATATGCTCTTGTCCTGGATAGTTTGGCAGCCCTAATCGCTTGTCCTCGCGCCGTTAAAACTGCTTTCTTAATCTCTGGCTTTTGTAGATGATGTTGCGCGGATTGCTTTGTGATTCCCAACTTTTTAGCCATCTTTGTCGCGGATCCGTCAGACTCGATTGCGGCAGATTTTGTCAGTTTCTTAGACACGCCTTCACCGGCCTTCGGCCTGCCGCGTTTCCTTTTCTTTAATTTTCCGTTACCGCCTGGCATATATAGACTTAACCCCTTCCCGTAAACATTATGATTGTTTGCATTGTCCCTATAACTGTAAACACCGGCCTTGTCCCTGGCGGCAATACCTTAAAGGTTAGATCTACCGCCCGCTTCGCAGATGTAAACTTCATTGTGTAATTGCTAGGAATTAACGAATCAAAATACCTCTTAATCATTTCTTTTCCATCCATAATTTTATTCTACCACCTTATTCCGTTTTTTTAATTTTTTTTCTTCTGCCCTTTCCATCTGCTTCTTTCTGCGCGCCTTCGCCCCATCCTCATTCTTCGGCCTGTCTACCCACTTCTTAAATGCCATCCGATTTTCGTTGTGCCGCTTCATTAGTGTTGACTGCCTTCGCCGGTTGAATACATCCTTAATCGTCATGGCCCGTTCTCCTCATTTTCTTTGCAATCCAATCAGCAATACGCTGCTCGTTTTGTTCTTTTTGTAAATTATCCGGCATCTTACCCCATGTTGCTAAAACCAACTTCGATTTCAAAAATACACCCATTACCGCATCATCATCTAAATATATCAAATCCCTACGATCAAAATATGTTTCGCATATACTCATACATTGATCCCGCATCTGAAAATCAATCGGATAAAATCTGCAGTCTTTTTGATACAACCTGACACCATGCCCAGAATCCCGCTGATAACATCTTAAGCATTCAACTAAAATCTTTCCATAAAGATATTTCGTCTTTGGTTTCCGATGCAATATCCACATCAACACCCCGAATGAACACATTAAGATCCAAAACATATGCCAATGACCCGGCCATCCTTCCGCAACCAGCTTTATATATGTTATTTTGCCTAATAAAAACATGATCACGGATCCTGTTATTATTGCTATAATTTTAATCATGGCCGCAACGCTTTCAATTTATCAAAGGCTTCTTCCATTTCCTCTTTATTGTGGAAAATTTTTTCTGGAAACGCATCCAAGGTGAACGTTATTCTCCAAGGATGATCCTTGCTTTGCCTGGACTTCTTAACTCCCATCCCGTAATTTTCATTGCGGAAATTTTTTTCTTCCGTTCCGTTCCCATAATCTGTCATAGCTGATGTGAACTTAAATTCGATTTCCTGCCCGATCAATGATTGTTTTGTTATTCTCCCCATATATACCTCCATATGATCCGGATCTTGTTCCAACCCGATATTTCTCCCCATTTATATATGATCCGCAAGATCTCCTTACGGTTTAATTTACCCCACCTTCCATGAATTTTCCGGTTTTGTATTGCCGCCTGCATAATCGATGATGTTCTGAGGCATAACGTGTCAGAAGAAAAACGAAAAGACTTGCTAACCTCAAAATATTTCTTTCCAACACAAAAACGCGCGCGTGTAGCTCGCCCAATCATAAAATTTTCAGGAAACCTAAACCATTCATCAATAACAAATATCACGTCACCATGACATTCATTAATTAGACTTGTCGCAATGTTGTCTGGAAAAATACGCAAAAGCGGCGGCCCTGGAATCTTATACACCCGCAAAGCATGAGCCTCTTTAGCATATATTAAAAACTCAATTTGCTTTTTAGGATAAGGCACTTTCTTGATGCTTCGCAGAATCCGATTGATCTGCCCTCTGTAATCCGGTGTATCGATATAAACAATAAATGATATTAGTAGCATTATTTAAACCCCATATATTTTATTACTTCATTTTTGCACCAATCTAGGCCGTCGTATAACTCAAGCCTCGTTGGCATTATCACAGCGTAATATCCTTTTTGAATCAAAGCTGCCCGCCACGCTTTTTGTTCCTTTTTTACGCTTCCTGTTTTTGATTTTAATTCTATAAACATCCCATGATATTGGTTGCGCGGCTCCATAATCTGAATGTCCGGGAAACCTTTCTTTGATCCCATCTTCTTCATTCTGGATGCAATCTTAATATGTGTTTTCATGCCGGCACAACTAGCGTTAAATAAAACCCCCGTGTCTAATAACCAGTTTACAAATAAAATTTGCAACTGATCTTCTGGTTTCTTTCGTTTTTTATACGTGTTGCTTGCCGAACAACGCATCTGAAAAGAATATTTAGAATTTCTTGTTGATTTTTTCCACATCTTTTTCTTTCTCCTTCCTCTTCGCCTTGCAAAGATAGCAAATACATTTATCCGGATTCGGGCATTCTTTCCCGCCCATCGTAAAAAACGGCCGTGACTTAATTCCCATGCTTAATCCCAATCATTTCTTGACATTTTCTTTGCTAATGGCTTTGTAAACATTTCCTTAACCTTATTGGTTTTCTGCCTCGCCTCTGATGAAAAAATTATACCGAAATCTTTCCTGATCTGCATAATATGTCTTTCATCTGCCTTATATAATTCATAAACCGACTGCTGAGTTTCCGGCAATTCCTCTGCTGTTTCAAATATGCGCAAAAGCTGCTGTCTGGTTACTTCGGCCGACTTATTGCTTTTATTGCTCTCACTGCCCCACTTATACATAAGTAGTACATTTTCTTTCTGCCATTGCTCCATCCTGCCCCACTCTGTCTGGCTTATATCGTTGCTCACAAGGAACTCTGCAAATGGCTTGCGCTTCTTTACAGCGAAACGATATTGACCTATCTGCCTATACTCTACTTCCATCAATAACCCCCATTTTTTTTAGTTTTTCGTTAAGTGTGTCTTTCTGCGGATTCTCATAATCAACAAAATCCTTCCACAAGCTGAAAAACTTGCAGCCATTCATAACAAAGCCGCTTAACACCCTATCACTTCTTACATAATTATACAAAGCCTTGTGGACATCATAAAGATCTTGGGGTGTTTTTACGGTTGAGTTGAAATATCCCCTAGCCTCATCCTTCCCAATCTTGTGACCCTTGGGATATAAATCCCAAACTTCATCAAAGTTAAATTTTTTGGGACTTCTCTTTATTGTTTTTATATCTTTAATTTCATTTTCATTTTCATTTTCCATATGATTCCCCATATGATTATCATATGATTTTCTTATGATTTTTTTAGAAGGTCTACCAGATTTGTTGTTACTCCTAGAGTCGCAAAAGCTTCTGCGTTTTTCGCCCTCTATCCGCATACGTTCATTGTAGTAAAACCCATTGCCTGTCCTTGTGAACTTTTGCATCACTGGCGAGTCTAATGATCCGCATACGTTAATCATATGATTTTCGGGTATTTCGTAAGATTGGTGTTGTTGGCATAACAATGTTATATACTGCCCCTTTTCCTCATAATTGAGAAAAGATGTTCCTGAAAGAAAATCAGATGTATAAAATAAAATTGCTGGGTCTTTACCCATCATTAACCTTAATTAAAAATCAAGACGATGGCTTCTTGGTCAGAAGAACAGGACGGAACGCCCTTGGATAGAATCCACCATCGCCGTGATATTATTATTTTATTGACTTTTATTCTTCTGACCATAATTTCACTTTACTCTTTTTTTATTTCTTGTCAAGTGCTTTCTCTTTTTCTTCTGCCTTTTGCTGTAATTCTTCAAAAGTAGGCACGATTCCCTTAAGCAATAACCATTTATAGCATTCACGCACAGCAATAACATCACCCTTCGCGGTGTGCGCGCCCTCAAATGATCTTCTAAAAATTTTCATGTATAATTCTTCCAGCGTAGGCCACTTGCGCATCATCTTGCAAGTGCTTCGCATCGTATCGATGCGTTTGTATTTATGAAGCATATTCGTCATATGCTCATAATCTAAATTATTCAGCCGATCCTTCATTTCGCGGGCTTCCCCCAAATCTATCTCCTTCAATATGTTGGCTTTAATAATTGAAATGTCAAAATATAACCCATGTCCGACAACTATATCAACTTCATCGACATCAACCAACATTCCAATTAACCCTTGATTAAACGTATATTCTGATAAATAAGCCATTGATGTAGTAATGCCATGTATGTCGCTGGCTTCTTCCGGGATCTCTCTACCCTCTTGGTTGAAGATGTATTCTGTAACTGGCCCATCATCGATAGCCCATGCCATGCCAACAATATAAGGATATTGCATATATCCAGTTTCATAAGGGACTTGCTCTTTCCTTATTGTGCCGGGCTTCTTGCCTGGGACATCAATCCTGGGCGGCAACCCTGTTGTTTCCACGTCGATAAATAATGTTTTTTGTTTAAATTCAAATTCCATTTTTTTACCCCGAGCTTTCTGTTTTCGTTTTTAGGATTTATTTAGCAAGAGCCTTTCGTGCGGCTCGTTGTGCATCTTTCTCTTGACGCGTTGGCCTTCCATAATGGATCGATGCTTCGTGTTTGTCTAATTGATTTTTTAATTGTTTAAATTCAAAAGCGCTATACACGTCTGCCTCTCTAAGTCCCGTTGTTATATCAGACAATGTGCTTACTGCTGTAAAAATATATTTTTGTTCTATTTTTAATTCCTTCGTCACTTTTTCCCATCCCCTAAATTGCAACTGCGTAATAACAATAACTGTAATGACAAGCAGCAATGCCACAAGTCCAGTCAAATCCCCTATACTTACTTCACCTTTTTTATTCACATATCCCCCCTTTTTTGAGTATTATTTCTATTGCCTTAACCCTTTGATATAATTCAGTTTTATTCTTTTGCATAGAAATTCCTTTGAAGAATACAAGCACCAATAAAATAAATATAGATGCTATCCAGAGCGTATGCCATAAAACAGTTTTACGCCAGCCTGTCATTAAAATAACTCCTTCTGTATTTCCCCTGGCATTTCAAAAATAAGCCTTGTTTGCCTAACTTGTTTTTTTGTAACGACACATTTAACAGTCCCGCATTCTTCAAGCCGCGGAGGAATCATCTGTGTTAATTCTGTGATGCGCGGGCGACACTCATTCATATCATCAAACTTCCCAAGAATTTTAACCTCTCTATCCGTAAGAGGTCGGGCTGCGATATGATGTACTTGAAGAATGCGGTTATGCTTTCCTTTAACTTTTAACTGCTTTTTTGATACTATGCTGTTTATGTGTGCTGGCATTTTAAATATCCAGTAATAATAAGCTATGGTGAATCGGCTTTGTTAAAACTTTTGTGAGCTTGCAATAATCACAAGACCCGCACCGATCTGGCTCAACTTCGCCTTTTTTTAACTGGACGATCCTTTTTATATTAGGCTCGATCGTTGACAAAACATCGTCAAGCTCTTGCTGTGTGAATCCTATGATTTCAATATCAGTAACCTTTTCTTTCGATGCTGCGGCAATAAAAAAAGGAAGTGTTGCCTGGATGTTCTGCGCAACTATTTCTTGATAAATGGCCGCCTGCAAATCATATCCCCAGAATTGGATAAATGACATGTGGCCATAATCCCTAACCCAATGCGCCTTTCTTATTTCGCGCATAATTTTTAGATCTGTGATGTGGACATTAGGATCCAGCGAATCGATTTTGCATTTCCATTTTACACCGAAGATTTCTCCCGTAAATATGCGCTGCTTCTCTCCATCCATGTATTTCATAAAATAAGGATCCCTTTCGATCCTGGCGATTATATCATCTGCCTGGACATAAGTAGACAGTAACGATCTATCCTTTTTTAAGATCTCCGGATGTTGCGCTTTGAATACATCTAACGTACCCTCAAAGTGTGCATCAACATAGGATCCTACCAGCAAAGGAGTAGTCATTTCCATTTCCCACTCACCCCGCATCTTAGCCAGGGCCATTGCCTCACATCCCTTGCGCCCCAGAGATCCCACGAAATCCTTATATTGGGACACGCTGAAGTATTCCTGCATCGCTTCTTTTGAAAAGTAATTGGAGCTATTTAGTTTCATTTTGCTCCTTTAGGATTGCTTGAATTTGCCAATCCTCATATTCAGGATTCTCTTTTTTTATTTTAAGATACTCCGGACTGGGTTGAGCGTCTGGCGTTTCTTCTTGCTTGACATCAAATGGATCCTTGACAGCTTCGACATCGATCGTTTCCTTAATCTTCTTTTTATCAAAATCCCCGCCTTCCTCGAACGCCTTGCGCTGATCTTCATTGTCAAAATCAATGTCAATTAACTTGCATATTCTGTGCAAGACGGTTTTTTTCTGCATTTCCCCCGGTGACTTTCTCCAAGATGGAGAGAATTTTCCTTCCTTATTTTTTTTTGCGTAATTTTGTTTGGTTTCTTCGATTTCTTCGACGCTCATTGTGTCATAAGACATCGAACCATCCTCGAAATACACAATAGCAAAAGCACCAACAGTTTTTTTGTTATTAAACGGGATCGGTTTAAAGTTTATTATCTGCTTTCCTTCCTTGATAAATATTTCAAATTGATCATCTTCTTTCACGAGTTTAGCGTATATATCCTTTATGGCTCTGGTAGCCCATCGCTTTGATACTTTTATATCCCCCTTATAATCAGTTTGAAACTTAACTGTTCCGGCATAAATAATCGCGTAACATTCCTTGTTAAAAAAATCCAACCCTAAAAATGCACCCTTCAACATAACCTTTGCAACGTCCTGCGGAACGCATTTTTCAATGCCTTCGGTTTCGGTCAATACCGTCAAGCAGTTTTGCAGAAAACGAGTTTCATTAAAATTTTTTGGTAATGCCGAAGCTTTTTTGTCCAGCAATTCCTTCAAATTATTTCCTACTAACTGCAATTTTGTCGCAATTTCATTTGTCATAATTCCCCCCTCGTTATTTCCTGCATTGTTAAATCAAATTGTTTTGAAACTTCCAGTCTTTTTACAAAATCAGCCTCTTGCTGCTTAACAATCTTATCCTGACGATTCACAACCTCAGCAAAAAAATATCCCATTACAAAAACGGCTATGATCCACCGGGCTGTTTTCTTCAAGTTGTTTTTTTGTTGCCATGTCATAACTGAATTACCGTCAAATCTTTATCATCCGTTGTCCTTGTTGCAATAAACTGAACGCCCTTTGCTTTCAGCTTGTTATAATTTCTTTTGCGGTTTACTTCTGACCATTTTTCAACACCGTCAAGCAATATGATCTCAAGTGAGCTTTCTTTCTGCGTTGTAATATCGATGCAAAGATCAAACTTCTCGCCATCGGATAAATTTGAAATAGGCAGGCCATTGATCAGCGGAATCCCATTGACAACGGTTAAGCCAGCGACCGGAATCTTGCATGTTTCTAGGATCATGCCTGGCAACGTGCGCGCATGCTCAATCTTGGCTGTAATAAAGGCAGATTCTTCGGTCAACTTCTCGACTTGTTCTTCGTATTCCTTCATGCTTTTATATTCATTAATAAAAGCCTTCATCTTTTCGATATGATCTGCTTCCTCTTGCATTTCAGCGAAAGGCATTATTTCTTTTTTCGCAATTTCGATGTGATCCTTAACCTCTCCGTCAAACTGCGCTACGTTCTTATCATATTCAGCTTTTGCAAGTGTGTTGCGTGACTCTTGGCGTTCTTTTAACCCCGTCTGTTCTTCCCTACATGACTTGATTCTGGCTTCAAGATCCTTGATTTCATCCTTTAGGCGTTGCCCCTCTGCGTTTGTTTCTGTTAATATCGCCCCAATTTCGATTTCAAAATCAGCCTGAAACCTCCGGCACTTATTATCTCGGTTTTCTACGATCGCTTTTGCTCTTTCGATCTCTCCGTTTTCACTCTGGACCCGCTGGATCTTCTTGTAAAGTTCACCCGCGCTGACCTTTTCCCATTTTGCAGCATTATACTTGTCCGGCAATTTGGATCCTATTTCTGTCACAAATGCTGATTTGTGCCTGGCATCCCTGTTTAGATCCTGGCGCTTCATAAAATAATATCCTTCGTCTGCCTGGATATCATGGAGAACGCAAAGGATATTTTGTTCGTAATTGATGTCTGGAACGATTTCGCCAAACTGATCCCTGATCCAATTCATATCCCAGGCAAATTCAATGAGATCTAACACAATCCGGTTCTGTTCGTCTTTTGTTAGTAAGCAAAATTCGATTGGATTAAGCTGTAATGTGGTGAAAATCTGACGCAAAAAGGATTCTGTCTTTTCTCCCTTAACGCCCGCTTCCTTTATAGATTTGTAATCTGCTTTATGGGTTCTTACTTTCCGATGCACATGGATTCCCGTGTCGGTTTCAATAATAACTTCGCCTTCTTCTTGGCCCTTCCTTATAATAAAATCCCGATCTGATTTGTTCTGCAAACAAAAACGGAAAGCATCTATGACCGATGTCTTTCCGGTTGCGTTGTCCCCGGCTAATTCAATACTCTTTCCGTTTGCCTCAAACTCCTTGATCCCAAACATATTCTTGATTCTAAACTTTGATACTTTCATTATCCGGCCCCCTTTTTGTTTTGACCTAAATTATTTGATACAATTGAATAATTTTTTGATTTCTTGTGTTCCGCATATGAAACTAAATAGCCAATAATGATAACATAACCCAATAACAGTTTTAAATTGTTCATCAGTCTTAACGTCATATATTTCGCAAACTTTCCCCACCCTCCTATATAAGCCAGTTAAATTATCATTCCGCGGAATTTTATAATGCTTGTTTAAATATCGCACTTCATTTTTAAATAATTTAATAAGTTTTTCAATTTTAATTTCTTTTCGTGTTTTTTTAATTTTTCTTTTCATCAGACAACCCCTATCTTTCCGATTTAAACTTTGTCCATAAAAATAAAATAAATTCAGAAAGTGAATTAAATTTCAGTTCTTCGCTTACTTTTTGCATTTCCTTCTTTTGCTCGTCAGTGATTCTTACAACTAATTGCGTATCCTTTGCCATAATCCATCCCCCTTTCTTTTAAAGCATAACACTTGCAACACGTTTGTCAATACATTTTTTAAATTATTTTTTATAGCTGGAAAGGAAAATAAACATTGTTGCAGAATAAAACCTCAAAGGCTCCACATGCCAAATCGGCACACCGAACGCCGCGATCGCAGAAAACACAAAAGAGCAATAACAGGCAGACAAAAACAGATCCCCCCTGGCGGCCTCAAAAGAGATCCACAAAAGATACAGCATGGCTGACATAAAGATAATCAACCCAAATAACCCGATCGAATATGGGATCTCCAAATATTCATTGTGTGCCGATTCAAACGGTGTTGTATACTTAGCCCCGAATATATAGGGAAAACTACCTAACCCGCGGCCGGTTAGCGCGTAAGTCCTCTTGTTCATGTTTTCAAATTCGAGTTTTTGACGATTTGTCATATTCGGCATTATAGGAACAAGAATGCAAGGCGCCTGTATATCTTCAATCACAGCCGCCCAGATTCCAAATCTTCCGTTATCTGTTATCTTCGGCTTAATTTCGCGCCAGGTTAATGCCAGGAGGACGATTGTCAATATGGCGACCCCTGCTATCAAATATAGCCAGATTTTTTTCTTAGCCCTAAACGCAGGCCAAAGAACAGCCATCAGAGTCAGACCCCCTATCCCAATATCACTTTTTGTTGAAACGATTACAAACCCAGCTAATATCCACAGGGGCCATTTCCCATATGCCAATATAAAGGGGAAGCACATTACCAGCCAAATTGCGAGATAGGTCGGGCAGCCTATCATGCCGGTAATGTGCTTTGCGGCTGGTGATCCAATCCAGGAGTTATGACGCACAAATTGAAATTGATCTATGTTCATTATTTGAACACAGGCATATACTGACGTTATTGAGGCCGACCACAGGATCGCTTTAATTACCAGCTTTTTATTAAAATTTACCCTTCTTAAAATTTCATATAGAATCCAATAAAAGAACACCCAAGCCATTGATTCCCATATCCAGATTCCCCCCAAATTCTCATGGTAATATTGTAATTGAATAGGCGGGGAGCAGTAATAAGAGAACGGCAGAAAAAACAACAACGCATAAAGTGGACGGTTTGTCACTCCTTTAACCGATATTTGTTGGCACTCTCTATCTGATACTGCCAATATAGTGATAGAAAGGATAACCATGATCACAAAAAATTCTTTGGCTGCCGTAGTGTCCGCAATCCCTATCCACGGCCCTAAAACAAGACTGCCGCATAATGGAATAAAAAATAATGCAAAGGCTAATATCCGGCTAATATATTTGTTCATTTTGGCTTCTTTGTTTTTATCCAGACTTCTCTTTGTATTCAATAAGTTTTTCAAACCACTCATTATATAATTTTTTTTTGTTTCCCTCTAAATAAACACCAACTTTGTCGTGAAAGATTAAAAGGCTTTCATATCTATGAATCAAGAACACCACATATCGATTTTTAGAATAAACTTTGCCACCAATTTTTACATTTGGCGGGGGGGGGTTATTGCAACAACCTTAATTTCGATTTACCCGACTTCTTAGATCCTTCCAGCAACCTTAATCCGCCTGTATCAATTTTCTTTTCCCTTTTTCCACCAATTATCTTAGTCTTTAAACTCTCGCGCGTTGCTGCCCGGTGAACAGACACATAAGGATATCCCCTTACCTGGCTAACTGCCTTAATTGCATGCTTCATTTTTGTTTTACCTTTTTTCGATGTAATAACTTTTGAAACAGAATCCCATAAAGCATCAACAGCGTTTGCGGATCCCCAAGGATATTCAACTTTTGAAATAATATCCCCAATACCAAGAAGCCCGCCAAAGGCATTATTCAATATTGCATATCCAACCTCTTGCCATGTTTTAGGAAGTCGATGCCGCCTTAACGTATCAAAAAGCAATCCTGCCGTTACAAGATAATAAAAAAGTTTCATTGAATGCTTTTTTGTTTCTTTACTTTTCCACGCTTCCCACGCCTTTTTGCCACGAAAAGATTTTTTAAATTTTTGAAATGTATCATGAATCAAAGAAAAGTTTTGAATCGGCTGTGACTTGAAAATCATCATAACTTTTTTCCAAATATTAGATCTCAAAACATCTGCCTGATCCACTAGCCGGCTTTGGGGCTGTGTTCTCCGAACAGCTTTATCGGCCCTCCGAATCGCCTCTGTTTCTCCCGCCGGCCCAAGTTCTCGAATCGCAGCATCATAAGCACCCCGCCATATTATTGTTGACGTTGACACATCGGCTATTTGCCAGGGAAGCATCCCAAATTCCCTAACCATCTGTTTTATTTCTTTAATTTGTTCTCTGTTTAATTTAGGCTTAACGGATCCGAAATGCCGAATAACGCCTCGCTCAGACATCATTTCAACAAGTTCTTTTTGTTGTGAAAAAGACCGATGCTTCATTTGAACAGACTTATTTTTCGCAAATTCTATTGACCCGTAAGGATCAAGATAAAATTTCATTAATGCCCTATAAGCGTTTTTGTGTCCGATATATCCTGCCCCCTGCATAAATGACGCCGGCGCCTTCATTACTGACGACATATTCATCCAAAGTGCAAAAACAACATAATTACCACGCAACGTCTTTACAAATTGATCTGATTTACTGAAAGATCCTTCTTCCCTGCCCCTGGCTACATCCTGAATCCATTTATCCATAAGGTTATAAACATGCTCACCGTAATTATCAACGACCGCTTTTCGAATCCTTTTATCTCTAAAATATTTACTTACATCCCTGATAGCCTTCGCATGAGATATGTAATGTTCAGTCTGAACAAGATTCCGAACGATCTTTCCAATAAAATCAAATTTTGTAAAAGCCTGTTTGCCCCCCGTCTGTTCTTTAGTGAATCCCTGGGCCACTCCGGATCTTAAGAATTTCGACCTGGTTTGAACATCCATTTCAATAGCTTCAAGATCCCCCACGCCTTCAAGCTGCTGCGTAGGGAAATAATTTTCTCGCTTTGTCATGTGCCGGCCATGAATTTCTGAAAAAACCTTATCAATCCTCTCATATTGATCCTTATCATAATACTCAAACATTTTATGCACCAGCGCCTTTTCCTTATCTGTCAGCTTTCTTTCTATATCAAACATCATTTCATCCGTCACGCCACTTTCAATAAGATGCCCGATCATGTAATCGTCAAAGGAAGAAGCATAAATATCCAGCATTTCATTCCGCGCTAAAGGCCTTCGTAAGCCCTTAATTTTAACTTTTTTTCCTAACACCGCACCGATATCGATTCCTTTGAAAATAGTATGTATTTTGTCATATACCGTTTCCAACCCCTCGACTTCCATATTAGCCGATTCGTTAAGCGGCTTGAATATTGCTTGCTGAACAGGGCCATCATCTTTATAATCATCAAATTGCTCAATAATCGTTTCCGGCGGCCGGTTTTCTGCAAGATAATTACTTTTCCATTCTACCGATTTTTGAAACCAGCCTTTTTCAATCTTTTCCACATTGGGAATATTATCGATACCACCCGATCCCTTAATGGCGCTGGATCCTTCTTCTACTATCGCATCAAAAGAATGCTCTTTTTTCAGCGTTAATAATTTATCCCCGTGCAATCCTTCGTGCTGCAGGGTTTCAATTAAGTCATGCACCTGGCGCAGATCTCCAATAGACATATTGCCGGAATCGATATCATCTAATTCTTTTATGCGCTTTAACAATTCCGGATTTTCAACGAATTTCGCCAACTTCGATTGACGCAAGATCTTTGACAATTTAACCTCGTCAAAATCGATCGCGTCTTTTATTTCCTCGATCGCATCTTTGTATTCAATCGGGATATTTTTAGTTGGCGCCGCTTTGATATCCTTCAACATGCGTTTAATATCATCAGACAATCGCTTCCTTGCTGCCTGGCGCAATTCCTTGTTTTGGAAAAATTCTTTCAGCCTAGCCAACTCCGATCGCCGGCGTATATCTTCCTTAAGTAATCCAGCCTGGCTTTTCTTTTCTAGCCGTTCTAGCCTACTTTTCAGCTTCGCTTCCATCTTAGCAAAATCACCAGTTGCAACATCACGCGCTATAATATCGTACTTAAGCACATTCATTACGCCCTTGCGTTTTAAAGCCTCGCCCTTCTCTTTAACAACGGCCTTAAACTTCGCAGCTTCCTCTTTTTTCGCTGCCCTGGCGCCCGCACGCCCACCTTTCGCCTCTTTCTTCAATCCCTCTTTAAGCGCTTGTTTATCTGATACAGACAATGCCTCTTTCTTTTCTAGCCCAGTCTTTTCCCTGACAATCCCTTTCACCTTGCCTGGCGCCACCTGTCTTTTAAGAGCTTTCGCGATCTTATTAACGATCTGCTTATTCGCCTTGCTTTTACGGATATCCTTAACAGTTACCATGTCAGGAATTTTTTTGGATTCTTCAATTCCAAACATCCCCTTAAATGAATTTAAAGTGAAAACAAGATCTTCCGCTTCCTTTTCTGTTAGTTTGGATCCCTCTGTATATTTTTTATAAATCTTTTGTAAGTATTCCGGAGTATATCCCTTCTCCGAAAAGTCCGGTAAAAATCCGGAAGATAGCCGGCTGTAATTTCCTTCAAGATCCTTAATCGTTTGCGGCGCTTCAAAATTGCTAACAAGATTCGACAACTCTTTCACAAGTTGTTTATCGCTGAAATCCTTAAATTCTTCTTCAATGGCTGGCTCCTGCTTTTCAAACGGATCAAAGTCACCAAAGAGCCGATCCTTTTCACTTTGTGGAAGTTTTAGGTAATGTTCCTTAACGATGTCATCCATCGTAGAAACTTTTGCATCAGGAAAATCTTTTTTAAACTTATCCCAATCAAATTCTTCCGGCTCCTCTGCGCCCTCTGCAACTGGCGGCTTCTTCGGCGGTTTGACAGGTGGAGCTTCTAGCAATCTTTTAGCTTCATCCTTAATAGCTTTTGAAACAGGCTGGTTTAAAACTTCCTGTAATTCCTCGGGAGTTTTTTGTCCCAATTCTTCTGCCATTTCCAAAGTTAATTCTGCTTTAACTAGTGGATGCTCTGTCCATAATTTTGGTTTCGGTTTTTCTCCGACTGCTGCCAATATTTCAGCACTTGGAGGCCCAACCTTAAGCGGAATTTTCTTGCCCTCCGCATCAAAAATTTTTTGAGGCAATTTTTCGCCTTTTCCCGAAACATCCTCAATAGACAAGCCCTTCAACGGAAGATCTATCTTGGCAATAACCTTCTTAAATCCGCTCCACCACGGACGATCAACCATCCTTGAAATTTCTTCTGCGGGGATCTCAATATCAACACCCTTCTTCATAGCGTTTCTTATTGCCCTCTTATCCCCCGTAATCTGCTCAAGCGTTTTAAGAAACTCAACGTCTTGCCCCTTACCTTCGCCCCGTAAAGAATCAAAAACCTCTTTCGCTGGTATTTTTACTCTCTTGCCTGGTATTAATTCAGTGATTTTTTTCTTTGTGAAATTCTCTGCGATTGATCCGGCATTGCCTTTTGCGTACTTCATAATGCCTTTTGTTGCCAGCGCCTTCGCTACAAAATCCGCTATCTCAACCGCGGTTTTTACTTCATTGCTCGCGTCTGACGGTACAAACTCATTGAGATCTACAACTTTATTAAGCGCTGAAAATGTCCCTAGTCCTATAATTGTATTTACTGGATTAGCAACAGCGCCAACAACAATAAGAGGAGCGAATACCATGCCAGTATATTCTTCATTAGATAACCCACCCTTAATGCCCGTTATGTTTGGATTCCTAGACAATTCTTTGATATTGTCGTTAACGTCTTGTAGCGAGATCCCTGTCAATTTGGATATTGCATTAATGTTATTATACCTGGCGGCCGACTGCTCTTTAGGTTCGCGGAAAAATTTACCTATTGAATCAACGGCGCTTGCGATAGGATCTTTTTTTCTTGGCGGTTTTCTTAATTGGGGAATGGCTTTTCCTGGTATCTCTAGTCCTTCTGTTTGTCCAGTTAATTTCGCGATGGGGAAAAATTTATCGATTGCACTTGGCGTGAACGGAGTGGGTTCTTCAAATCCAACCTTCGGCAACATTTTACTTGCAGCTTCAAAGTCTATGCCTTGATTAAATGCACTTGGCGGGGGAATAATTTTTTGCTCCGGGAAAAATGGTTTTGGAGTAAATTGATCAAAAGCAGAGGGCTTTTTTCCTTGCCCGCCGCTTAAAAAGTCGATTGCTGCGCTAATCGGTTTGGAAGTTAAAGTTTTATCCAGCAGGCTTAACCGGCTCTTAGGATCCTCAGTTTGCCTATCGCCCAATAATCTAAGAGCCATTTAGTTCACTCCAAAATGTTCTAAGATCGCCTTGACGTCAACACCAGCTTCCCCATAGGCTTTTGCGTTTGTTCTCAATTCGTCAAGGTCGGCTTTATTTTTAATGTTATCAATTACAGTTTGTGTCTGATCATTGATCTCGGCTTGTTCTCCGCTGAAAAAAGACTTGATGTGGCTGATCGGAGATCCCGTTCCTGGCGTAAACCCTGGCGCTTTCTCCACCGGAGTGAGTTGATCTTTCATCGTTGTAATTTCATCAAACTTTGTAGGGAATAATTCTTGCAAGGCATCAAAAGAAATGTCGCCTTTCGCCGCTTCTCTTGACGATTCAAGAAATGTCGGAGGCTTTGCCTCTTTAGGCTTTGCAAATCTTCGGCTTATTCCCCCTTCTTTGCCAATAGTAGCACCGGATTGCTCGAATCCACCTTCTCTTAACGCTTCGATATATGCGTTAGTTTGCGTTTTCGATTCCTCTGCTTCTGCCGTGGCTGCCTGTTGTTTTAATATAGCCGGAAGCAATGCTTGAAGAAACGTATTGGCGCCTTGCGGAATGCCCTGCCCTAACCCTTGCAAAAACCCAGGCTGCGGGGCTTGTTGTACTATTTGATATGATGCCATAATTATGCCCCCCCACTTAATATTTTCTGCAATAGCATTGCTGTCCCGATTTGACCGGCACCTTGACCAAGCCCGCCCATTAACTGACTTATTCCGCTAGGCTGATTTTGTTGAAGCACCGGCTGATTGCCAGTAAGTAATGCGGAAAGCATGCTTGCAATATCTTTCGGATAATCAACCTCTGACTGCTGAAATTGTCCAACATCAAAAGACTTTTCCGCTTGCGAGATAGATCTAGGCAAAGCACCTAAAGATTGAAACGCTGCTGCTTTTTCTAGCGGTTGCTGATATTCTGCTTGTCCATATTGTAATGCTTGCGGAATAACGCCGATTGCGCGTTCCCGTTCTTTATCAGCTAATGTTGCCATCAGAGTATCAAGATTAAGATCTCTCTCTGTGCTTGCTTCTTGTTGTCGCGCCACCCGCGCGCCAGTATAATACCGTCCTCCACCGGCCGCTTGATCTGCAATATTTCTTTGCGTATCTTCAAGATTCCTTGATGATTCTGCTTTGATTGCCTGGTAATAAGGTGACGTTGTTGGATCAAACTGATTCGTCAAAGTCTTTTCAATCTGCGCTTTCCCTGCGCCGAATGTTGATCCAAAATCGCCTTCCCCAAACTTGCGTAAAAAATCGAAAGACTGCCCTTCCTGTGGTGATAATGGCGCAACTGCAGCCTTTCCCCCACCTGGATATGTCGGGCCTGGCTGCCCTATTTTTTCAGAATAGTAATCAGTCAAGGGCTTCTCTAGTGATCCGAAACGATTTGCAATCTGTGTGAAATCAGTCCCACCCTTTTGAGATAGCGCTGTAATCCCCGCCCCGCCCATAGCCCCTAAAACTGCCGGCAATACAAATGCTGGAAGTGCCATAATTATACCCCCCTTATTAAGCCAGGGCTTGTAACCCCTGACAATGTTTTATCATTTCTTCATCGTTTATCCTAAACAATTTTACTCTACAAATTTTGGGACGTTCTTCATATATTTTGCACAAATTATCTTTTGTTAAATGCCTGCATACCTTGTCGCCCCTGTCTAATTCTGGAAGTGCATATCCGACCAGCCTGCAACAACATCCGCATTTTTTACACTCCCACATCATATGTCCTCTTGTCTTACGGGTTTTTCACCCGCATATAACTCTTGTTAGAAAAATCAAAAAAACGCTTTTTCGCCCCGCTCCTCTTCTCAAAAAACTTTCCCCACATCCTCATAAATAATCCAAACATCTTAACTCCCCTTACAGTTTAGGTATTGTTTTTATCGACGCTCCATCATATATTCTGATCCCACTATCATCCGCCCCCCCAGTAGCAATTAACGGTATGCCATAAGTAGTGCCGCCCTTTCTTATTCTTAGTGGGTGAGTACCCACCGTATCACATCCTATATTAATTATTCCCGAAGCAGTCTTAAGCCTCAATCCAATGTCTTGATACTCCTCCCCCCAGGCTTGAATTTCATAAGCTATCGCATTAACTGTTGTGTTACCCGCCGGGGCTACAAGAGCCTGCATTTCTATTTGAACATAATCACACTTAGTCCAAGTTCCATCAAAAGTTTTTGTTAGCGTGCTGCCTGGAGTCCAAGGAGTAGTGTTTTCAAGTACAACAAACGCTGTATTGTCTGCCCATGTAGTTAACTTATAATAAGATTGTACTGCGTCCCACGAACCAGTACTTTTTGTAGCATTAAAAATAAATTTAATCTTACTTATATTGGGAGGGACAGTGAAGGCTACCCTCAGTGTTAATCGTACATAGGCTCCATTCGTGTATGTATCAGTAACCGCGAACGAAGTCCCAGCGTTGCTATCAAAAGCATTACCGATAACGCCAATAGTCGTGGGAGCATTCCAACCCAGTTTAGTATGAGAATATGTTGTGTTGGCCGCGATACCAGCGTAATTGATGGCTGCCATTATACATCCGTCCTAAACCATATCCTGCCTGTTTGTGTGCATCCCGTATCATCTGTCCTATTTTCTAAACGCACCCCCTTAATTTGCATATTTTGCATATCCATATCATCTGCTGTTTTCATTTCTGTATCTCCCCCGTCTACCTCCCACTTAGATGCAGCAGCAGCAGCGGCTTCCGAAGATGCTTTTGTCGCAGCATCTTGAGCAGCAACAGGATCGGTCACAGTTGAAATTATGCCGGCATCCGATATTGTTGGCGTAGCATCCTGTACGCCCCTTGCCCCACCATCACCGCGCACGATCGCATTGTCGGTTATGACTGCCGACGCCTCAACATTATCAGAATCATCAAGTTTTTTCAAATCGTCATAAATATTCTTTTCCGAATCAAAAACCGCACGCGTTAATTGTTCAAAAATTTTTCGTATTTCAGGATCCTTGATTCTTTTAATATCGGGTAATCTTAAATTTTGTGAATGTTTAAGCACCACTAGCAAAGCCTCCTATATAATAATAATTAACAAATCCCTCAAGTGAAAAATGGTTTGTTGCTGATATTTCCGGCTGGAATGTAACCGCATGCAAATCCCACACTATGTTTTGCTTAGTAATCTCCTTGCTTGCTGGACTGCCTAAAAGCGTGATCACCTTCGTTGTTGTATGATAATCCGTGCTATCATCTAACCGCATCTTGATTGTAACCGTTCCGGACGATGCCTGTTCTAACCACCACGTTTGACTTTGCAATCGCTTCCTTCTATTATATAAGCCGAGATTAAATCGCTTAAACCTTAATAGCCTATTATACGTTGACCCGTTATCGTCTGTCCCGCTGTCTACTATTCTTACAATTCCGTCATATCCACCATATAAAGTAATTTCCGCGTCTGATAACAAACTACTATCATCAGCAAATCCAAGCGTTTCATCAGCATACAACGCGCCAAAAATAGCATCATCGGCATATACATCGCTTGTCAATACAAATGATCCAAAAGACAAGGTTGCATCTTCTTCCGCATATTGCCATATCTTTATCTCAAATCTATCCGTAACAGAATAATCCCAAACAACTGTATAATTATGTTTATCCGCGTCACCATAAGGACAATGCCACCGTATATGATTTTTTCTTTTTATTTGACCAGCCGTAATATATTTATCAGTATTCGGATCAAACTCTTTCGTTTCCGGGAATATCGATTCACTAATAATTTGATCTTGCAAAAGATTCCACTTGTGAAACTTTTTATCAGATCCGTAATAAGCAAGAAATTCCTTGTGTTCTATTATGGAAAACCTGGCCCTGCATCCTTCACACTCAGAAGCAAGATCATAATCAAAAACTTCCGTGCTACCTACATGTCGGCCCACATACGCATTCGTTTCCTTAAATACAATGTGATAACCAGCAAATCTTGCTGTCCCCGTGATGAATGTAGGCTCGTCAACAAAATCTGCGAAGTCTATATCCGTCCAATCCGTCAGATCTGCAACGCCGCTCCATCTTTCCCTTTGCGGCTGCCTGGCTCCCCCCTCGACCGTATCAAGAAACAGTATACGATCTTTGTAAACATCGACATATTTTGCTGCTGTAAATCCTGTGGCAAGAGTCCCCATCGCAACAACCGCGCCGGCTCCGTCCCAATATACTGGAGTATCAACGCCATTTGTCATAATAACCACTTCGCCAAGATTATCGTCAAGAAATTGCTCCCAATCCCAAAAATATGTATTGCCACCAGAAAATATTTGTCTTAAAACATAACTTGCGCCTGCTCCCGTTGTGGGCCCTGACGCAGTCAGCGTGATTAATGTATCTGAGTCCACCGATTCGATTTCATACCACGTTGAATCTGTATGAACAGATCCCGCACCAATTTTTATAAAATCACCCGCCTTCGCGTTAGCATCCCATAAAGTGCCGGATCCTCTTAATATAGTAGGCGTGCCAGCCTGGATCTCGATGGTTCCAGTTGTGTAAGTAGGTGTAAGTATGTCATATCTTGAGTTTGAATAATCAAGAGAATAAATGTCTTTTGAAGTACAAAATAAATTATATTTTGTGTTATTAAACGCCCGTAGTTTAGGTTGCGCCAAAACATATCCGGATAATACCGTCGTCAATAATTTTGCCAGGCCTCGCCTGCCCTGAATCATTTCATTAAGCAATTCCATATTGCGCGAATATGGCGAAATACTATCTTGCAAAAATTCTTTGGGCTTATCTAATACGGGCCCCTTATTCGGCAAGAATACCGGATAATCTCGCGCGGTTGATGGAATCGGTTGCGTCATTATTTGTCCTTATCTTTTTTATATTCCGCAGTTGTGTCTTTTATTTCATTCAGCTTAACCAAAGCATCATCATAATATTGATCAGCATGAACTTTTTTCCGTTCAAGATCATCAACTATTTTTTGCTGTTCAGCCT